ATTCTTCACTAGCTCCTGTGGCCTTCATGAAGCCGGCTTCAGCATCAAATAACTCCACTGCTAGTTTTGCTATTTCTGTGACAAGAGCAAGAACAGCTAGGGCAGCCGCAGGTCCGACCGCTGCTTTAAGTGATGCGCCCATTTTATCACCACTAAATATCGCAGATTTAAAGTTATTTGTTAGTTCGTTTTTTATGCTCGTACCTATTCCAGAAATACTTTTGGTAATCTGGTCGCCACCTTTTGCAGTAAAAAGATTTGATATAAATTCGGGAGCATTTTCAGCAATTTTATTTTGCTGTTGTAAGAGTTTTAATTTTTTTGCTTCTTCTTCGCTTATTTGCCCTGTCGTTTGTAAATGTTTTTGCAGTTCTCTTAATTCCGCTTTGCGAAGTTCGACAATTGTTTCTTGGAGAAGCTTTCTGGCTTCGGCTTTTACAATAGCAGAATCTGATTTTTGTATAAGATCCTCTAAGTTTTCCTTTTGCCTATTTAATTCGACACTATTTTCTCTATTGGCTTCAACTAATGCTTGAACTGCTTCAGTTAATTCTTCTGTTGAAGCTTTTTGTTCATTTATTTCGTCACTCATAAAGATGCCCCTCTACAGATTAAATAGTGATAAAAGAAAAAAGGCTGAATAAACAGCCTTATACTACCCTATCTTCGGTTGATTAAATTTATTTAAAGTTTGGCTTTTTTTGCCGCCTTTCGACGCTTCTTCCATTGCCTTCTTTTCGTCTTCAAGTTGTTTCAACAACCTCTCAACAAACCACTTTCTAAGACCCACAGGTAGGTTGTAAGCCTCAGAAAAACTCCAACCACCCGAATACTTTAAGAAGAAAAACTGCTCATATATATTTTCCATATATTCGTCAGTTAGACCAAAAGAAATCCGCTGAAAGCGGAACCTCCATTTCTTGCTCATGGGAACACTCAATGCACTGAAAATGCTGAGTAAGGTCAACATTTGGTGCAGACAAGCGATAGGCAAGTCGCAAATGGCGGGAATCAATTGATGGAACATTATCAATAAAATATTGTTTTGCTTGCATTGATGTATCACCGTTCAGAGAAACCACAATCGCTGCAAGCTGTCGTGTAATGTTTCTTTCATCTTTTGTCTTTTTATCGCTTTGCATTCCTGAAAGAAAAGACTTTTCATCCCTACCATTCAATAATCTAAATTGAACATCAACTCCTGTACGGGGTAGTGTAATATTAAATGTGCCATCATCATTTGTTTTGACACCCAGATCTTTTGCATCTGCGCCATCATAGATATTTGCTTGATTTAAATCAAAAGAGTAATCTTGCTTTGTTCCACAATTTGGACAGGAAACTTTTGTTTCATACATGTTTCCATATCCAGATACTCTTGTGGCAATAATAATTGCATTACGATCACCAACCAGAAGTGAATCAGGATCAATAGACTTGTTCACTATTAAGCTTGAAATTACTCTATCAAGTGCAACACCCTTTTTAAGCAGGGTTCTAGATGTCAGCATATCTTCTTCTTTTGCTGTCATCTGACGTATCTCAATCGAGTCTTCGCCGTGAAGGGGGTGCCCTTCGGGATAAAACTTGCCCTGAGATGGTAGTTCTATAAATTCTGTTGGAACTACAAACGAAAAGCCGCCAGTCTGTGCTGGGGGCTGGGTGTCTTGGTGTTGTGAGCCACCAAGACGATCTTTATTTCTTGACAATTTACACCTCGCGTCTTATATTGTCTGTATCAAACTGCGTTGAAGAAATCATTTCCGCCGCCAGCGACTGCGGAAGATCCGCCAGCAAACGTCTCAACTCTTGCCCAGTCATACTGAAGCTCGACAGTAGTTTCGGTAAGCTCATCATCGCCGTATGCCAAATCTCCAAACTTAACATCTTTTATAAATGAGTTCCAAAGAGTCCATCGCTCAAGAGGATTACCATCAGCATCTATTTGAGTAATAATAACCCTGCCTAACGCACCAGCAGCTTTTGCTTTTGACATAGAGCCAAGAGAGTTGGCGTTATTTGGAGGGGAGTAACCAGATGAAACAATAATGTCAGATAGAGTTGCGGTCATATCTGGATCAACTGGGTCTACCATCGCTACTGAAATGGTATTCCAAGTAACAGAACCGGGGTAGTAAAAAGTATGGTTTAGGTATTTATGCTCAGATGACGCAATTGCAAATGAGGGCTTTGCAGCGCTCTTGGCATACCATAGGAGTGCTCCTCCTTGTGCTGCATTGATACCTTGAAACTCCACGGTAAATCTAAATTTACGCTTTGGATCTTTAAGGGTTGTGTCTTGTCCGTAATCAGTTGACCAGAATGGCATTTGTTGGGTTCTCCTGTGTATTCATAAATAAGTAGTGGGTGGGGGCAAAAGCCCCCAATTTATCAGTCATCAAATGATGCGCCAGTAGATGCGATTACGAAGTCAATTGCGATGAACTCGATAGCGCGTGCTGGCTTGACCATGATCTTAGCGTATAGAACGTTCTGATCAATGAGGTCAGGTGTTGTTGTGCTTTCGTCTAGAATTAGTCGATAATCAGTGATACCAAACTCAGTTTGAACATTTGAAAGGAATGGCTCAATGAGTGAGGTAAATCTATTCCAAGTCGCTTGAACATTCTGTTCGAAAAGAATCTGTGAAGAAAGGATGGAAATATTTTTCTTCAAGAAGATTACTAGACGGCGAACATTAATTCTATCAAGTGCAGATGGACGCTCTTGTAGAGTCTTTTGTCCGAACACTACGATACCTGTGCTTGGGAAACTTGCAATAGGATTGATTCTTGATTCATAAAGAATGTCACGCTGCTTTGAAGTCAAGCGCTCGGTAACATTTGTGATTGGTATACCCGCTGCTCCATCAGAAAGTCCGCCTCTGTTAAATCCAGCAGGAGCAAACCATACCTGTGTTGCTCTTTCGGAAGATGCAAGGACACCCATCATGGCAACAGTTGGTGGAATCCAAACAAGCTGCCCATTGTTTTCATCACGAGTCTGAACCCATGGGTAGAATGTTGCACCATATGATGAGTCTATCTTTCTGGCTCTTAGGGCTATTGCAGCAGCATTTGGAGTAGTAGCTAGTCTTGATGACTTGGTGCTACGAGCATTATACTGACCCTCGTGAGCAGGCAGATAGACATTGGGAATATCAATCAATGCCAAAGCATCTGCACGATCTTCACAAACATTTATCATGTGAGTTGTGAGTGCTTCTTGTGTTAACCCAGGAACGTTTAGCAAGTTCATGTTTACAAACTCTGGGTCAGACACTGTATCAATAGCTCTGCGGTATGTATGGAAAACATAGTTGTTATCCTCTGTTGAAGATTCACCCATAGTGATGTTTGCAGTTGGGTCTGGCTTCAGGATATCAAATCCATCAAACCCGCCCCACAACGGTGCAGTGAAATTGCCATATCCAGCATCGAGCAGATCTGTATATGAGGCTGAGGTGGCGGACAAGCCACGGGCACGAGCCCCAGAATGATAATAGTAACCGCCAGATGAGCCAGTTCTAACATTATCAAGCGAGAACACGTAAGAGAACCCCTCAATGCCAGCATCGTCTGCTGCAACACTATTGTCGGTTGGCCATGCTGTGTTCCAAGCACGATGCGGATCAGCAGCAGATGCGTCAGCCCTTGTAGAACTATCTTGTCTTGTTACCATGTAGCCAAAGTAAGCATTGGTTGGGTTTGGTAGTCCGCCATCAGATGCACTGTTCCTAAGCCTAACTTGCGGGAATAGTAAGGAGCCGGTAATTCTGGCTGTATCCGGACCAAATACTCCGTAACCTCTTGAGTCTGGAATATTCCCTTGTCCTTCAACATAGATGTCTGAACCGTAATTCGCAGAAGCGGCTGGTCCGGAATTTTTAAGGGCTGCTGTGTCTTTAAACTTGGGTGGACCAAAGTAGCCGAATGGTAGGAGAACGGGATCAGTAGCACCAGCGTCCACATCAGTATTCATTTCAATATAAACATATCTTGATTGATTTGGATAATCACCGTACTCTCTTAGCCTTTTTTCGGACTCACTCCATTCGTAATACCTATCACCAATTCGTCTAGCAACGTAATTTGGCGAAGAGGGATCAAGAGTGAGGTTATCAAATCTTTCAAGGACTTGTACGTTATTATCTGTATCCTTTAGGCTTCTAATTACTACTGAGAATGTTCCGTAGTCACTAGTAGAGTTGTTTGATTGGCGAATTTTTTCAATCGATACTTTTGCATTCTTATGTAGCCACTCACCGTGACCACGACCAATTAAACGGAATAGTTTTTGCTGTCTTTCGGGGATGAATCCGGCAGGAGTGCCTTGGTGCTGAGATATAAACCAACCGGCACGAGCTTCTCTTGAAGAAAGTCCTTTCATGCTTGAGGGTGCTGATGTTCCGGTGCCATTACTGAGTGCCAAAAGAATTCCAACAAGAGGGGTTCCACTTGTTAAATTGCCCTCTGACGCACCAGCACTATCTAATACGCCTCCATCACGAAGTTCTTGTTCAAAAGATTCGCCTAGCCAATAATCCTTTTCAGCAGTAGATGGATAAAAATCACCGGCGCTCATTACTTGTGGATTTGTATTGAATCTCTTGCGAACAAATGTTTCTTGTGTGTCATCAAATCCAAATTTTATTTTTTCCAAAGAATTGCCAGTATCGTCAGTAACATCAATTGTAAATAAATTGTTTGAATCTGTGGTGACTAAGACGCCTGCTGATGAAGTTGCAGTGTTGCCACCAATTCCATCAAAATGGGTTCCTTCAAGCTTCAAGGTGCCCTTGTTCAAATACCAAACTGCCGATAGCATACCAGACCCAATATTTGTGCCATCATCTGGTGAGTCTA